CCCGTGGCGATACAGACTTCGGCCCATGTCGCGGCGTCCGAAACGCTGGTGCGCTCAATTAACACTTTCGCCGTCGTGTACGGCGACTTGGCGCGACCAAAGTAGGTCGCAAAAGACGGGCCGGAAGTCGTCAAAGAAGCGGCGGTGTTGAACTTGACGCCCGGACCCATCGGTTCGCGGAACGACTCGTCGGCCAGCACGCTGTCGGGCGATCCCCAGCGCAAACCCTCGCCGGCGGCGCTGTCGGCGATCAGCACGGTGTTGTTGGCGCCGGGAGCCAGCGTCAGGTCGCCGCCCGCGCCGGTGGACGTGATGATGTGGCCCTTGTTGTTCCCGATGATCGTTCCCCAGCGCAAGCCGGTGGACTGCGTGCTGTCGGCGATCAACAGGTGACGATCCGTGCCGAGCGGCATCCGGGCGTTGGTGGACGACCAGCACCAGATGTCCCCCTTGGTGGTCAGCGGAGACGTTAATCCGCTTCCTCCACCACCGCCGCCCAACGTCGCGGCCTTGGCGTAGTACGCCAGCAGGACCGCCCCGGTGTCCGGGGCTTCGCCCGCCTCGAACGTGATGGTCGCGGCGGACAACGTGTAGTCGTTGCCCGCGCCGGCCTTGAGCAGCACGCCGTTGCGGAACAGCATCAGGCTTCCGGCCAGCGGCGTTTCCGCCAGCGTGAACGTCACGTTGGTCCCGTTGATCGTCCCGGCGGGCGTCTCGGCGTAGACCGGCACTCCGTTGGCCGTCCCCGCCGCCTCCAGTTCGTCGATGCGGATTTGCAGGCGCAGCACTTCTTCGGCCAGGCGTTGAAACGCTCGGCGCTGTCGCACGTCGCCAGCCGCATTGCGATCCGTAGACGCCATGGGAACTACCTCATCTTGCCGGACGGCTCGAACATCGCCGCCACGCGCTCCAGCGACCAGCGGTTCAGGTCCACCGCGTTTTGCAGTTTCAAGACCATCGTGTTGCCGCGCGCCCGCTGCCGGACCTTGGGCTGTCGTCCAACCGTCGTCCACGACAACTGGAAGTCGTATGCCGCCGCCAGCGCCGCGCGGGCGTCGTCGCCGGAACGAATCTCGTACACCAAGTTGGTCGTCCCTTCGCCGGTCACGCCTTCTAGTTCGATGAGCTTGGCCTTGCCGAACGGCCCGTAGGGGTTGAACGGACCGATGAAGACGTAGCTGCTGATGGGCGTGCCGTCGTCGTTGAGGGCCGTCGGGTCGATCTTGCGGATGTACCCGTCGCGCCCGCCCAAGAGGATGTACCGGTCGCTCAGGCGGTCGCCGTCGTACAGGTAGGTCGCCAGCGGGCCGTGCGCGTTGGGGAACCGCTGCGGCCAGAACGCCTTGAGCTTGCTGTCGTACCACAGGTGCGTGCTGGTCCCGGTTTCGATCGCGGTGACGAAAATCCAGCATCCCTCGTTGTCCCTGTCCCACTGGCACATGATGTAGTTGCCCCGGCGGTCCAGCCCGGAGAAGAACTGCTCGTAGACGCCCACCGCCAGGTTGATCGGAACCGAAGTCGGCGAGGGCATCATGTAGAACCCGCCATGTCCGACGAAGTAGATCGCCCCGTCGGGCGCGATCACCCAGGCGTCGCGCTGGAGGATGCCCAGGCTGTCGCTGATGGTGGTGATGGTCCCGCCGTCCGCCGGATCGCCCACCATGGCGAACAGCGAATGATCGCACCCGATAACCAGCACGTCGTCCTTGAAGGGGATCAGCGCCTTGACCGGCTGGCCGATCCGTCCGGCGCTGCTGCTGGCGTTGAGCGCCACGGCCTGCAATGCGTCGGGAACCGCCGGGTTGTAGTCCCAGTCCGTCGGCGTCCCGGCGCGGCTCATGTAGACGTTCTGCGGCGACACGTCCTCTTGGCTCAGAACCAGCCTGCTGCGCCAGGCGACGGCGATACGGCATCCGGTGGGGATGCTGCCCGCCGTGGCCGTCAGGTTGCCCATCGTCTCGGCTGCGGGGTCGATGACCTTGGTGTCGGTCCCGTTGACGTAGTAGACCTTCTGGTTGATGTCGCACATGCTCGGCTTGGAGCCGGTGCTGACGCTGCCCAGGCTGGTCATGGTCCCGCCCAGGAGTCCGGCGTAGACGGTCTGTTTGGACTGGGCCACGACCTTGATCTGGCGGGGGTCGATCTCGGTTTCGACCGTCGTGCCGGGGATGACCAGTTCGACCTTGAACCCCGGAGACGCCGTGCCGCCGATCGCCGGATTCGGAGGCAGGATGCCCGGCCCGTAGTTGGTCAGGGCGAAGCCCGCCAGTTGGCTGCCGCCGTTGAGCGAAGTCGCCTCGCCGCTGGAGAGCGTGACCGAGCATTCGGCCACGGTGGTCGCGCCCACGATGTCGATGACGCGGGCGGTCACGGCGGTCCCGTGCCGCTCGATCTGGACGTGGTAGTCGCTGGTGGCCGAGATTCCGGTGGCCGTGTCGGTGGCGTTGTTGCCCGACACCGTGCCGCTGATGACGTAGCGCAGCTCCAGCGTCCACGTCGTCCCGTTGGTGGTGTCCCATTCGGCCACGACGTAGTTACTGGGCGTCTCGGTTCCCGCCCCCACTGTGGTGATGGGGCCGGACATATTCGCCAGCACGAAGATGCCGCCCTCGGAGAACGTCCCCGACGATCCCGTGCGGGCGCGGAATCTGGCGGTGACGCGAAGGTTGTCCGCCTGATAGACGTTCAGCGGGTCGATCTGCGGGACGTAGAGCGTGTTGGAGTTGATCCAGGCGTAGGCCCGCTCCAGGGCGATCGTCTCGCCCGCGTCCATCCACAACGTGGCTCCGCTGGAGTGGTCGTACACCAGGCTGAGGTAGTCCACGCCGAACACCGACTCGTGGTTGTCGCCGTAGACCAGCACGCCGGACTGCACGTTCGTCGCGCCCGATGCGTTATACAGGGCCGTGTCCAGTTCGCTGTCGTCGGCCTCGTCGCCCTTGCTGTGTCCGCTCGTCCCCAGGTCGAAGTATTTCTCGTACAGGACTTCGGCGACCGGGCTGCCTTCCGTTCCGGTCGCGGGCGCGACCTGGAAGGCGACGGCGTGCATCCCGATGATGCGGTCGATCGAGCCGCCGTCAAACACGGTCGGGTGCGCCTTGGCCGTGCCCCACCGCTGCCCTCCCCGCGCCCGATCGCTGTTCGGTTCGTAGGTGATGACGTTCAGCGCGTCGGGGGTGGTCAACTGGGGCTGGGCGTTTTTTGGCCAGCCCTGGTTGATCCCTTTCGCGGGGAAGGGAAGCAGCATGGTCTTGGGCTTCATGGATCAGTTGTCTCCCAGGTTGATCCAGTGGATCGTCACCGTGCCGGTCACGGTCAGCGTCGAGTTGGCCGTCGATCCGGCGTCCGGAACGGCGAAGTTCAGCACCGCGTCCTTGGCCGTGCCCGTTCCGTCGAACGCCTTGAACGCCCCAGTCAACAGCGCGATGAGCGCGTTGACCTTGGCCGCGAGGGTGGCGATGGCGTTCTTGGTGGTCGCCAGCCCCGCCGCCGTCACGTCGGTCGCTGCGACGATCGCGGCGATGGTGTCGCCGCCGCTGGTCCCGCCGCTGGAATCGGTCAGCGCCGCGACCGAGTTGCCCATGATGGCGTTGAAGTCCCCGGCGCTGTCGGTCAGCGTCGCCGCCGTGGAGGGCACGATGTCGGCTTCGGTGGTCAGCAGCGTGGCGTTGTCCGTGCCCACCGCCGCCGTTCCGATCGCTCCGACGACGGCTGCGGTGGCCCCGATGCCCGTCGCCGCGACGATGTGCAGGTCGGTGACGACGCCCAGGATGCCGATCTGCCCGGCGGGGAAGTCGTAAATCTTCTGCGTCCCGTGCGAGCCTGCGGTCGTGGCGTCGGTCATGGTGATGACCAGCGACGCGAAGGTCAGCACCGTCTTGTGGAAGATGCCGTCGCCGTACTCGGTCGCCGTGACGCCCGTGCCGGCCGGCGTGCCGGCCCCGGCGCTGACCGAGATCGGGCCGGGCAGGAAGCCGGGCGTTCCGGTCAGCAGCTTCTTGAGGGTTGCGATGGAAGGCATGACGAGACTCGTTTCTGCCGGGCATCCCCGGCGCTGAAGTCGCGGCGGATCAGATGTCACCAGCCATGCGGATGGTGTCGAACGGCCTCCACCAGAAGCCGTTCTGTTCGTACTCGGAGACGTAAGTTCCCTTCATCGGGCCGATGACGGGGGGCCGGGCCTTGCTGTCGCGCTGGATGTCGCGGGCCAGCAGTTGCGTGGCCATGGCCCATTCGGTCGTCTGGGGGTCTTCCTCCATGGAGGCGGCGAAGGCCCGCACCAGCGCGTAGAGCGTGTCGTGCTGTCCCGGCGGGATGGCCGGAACCTTGGTGTCGTCGGTGGTCAGCGCGTCGTCGGTGATGTAAGGCTCCAGCGCCCGCCGGTAGGTCATGTAGAGCGCGTCGGCCAGGTTCGAGGTCGGCACGGGGGCGACGCGGAGGATGTAGCGCGGCGCGGTCGTGGCGACGGTTTGGGTCGCGGCGGCGACGTTGAAGCCCAGCCACAGGCTGTCGGAGATTCCATGCACGCGGCACAGCATCAGGTCGCGCGGCGTCACTTGCCGCACCGACGTGTACCGGGCCGCGTTCCCCACCAGGTCGATCAGTTCCCCGAAGTCCACCGGGAGCGTGATGTCGCCTTCGCCGGCGACGAACGAGAGCGTGGTCAGGTGTTCGCTCCACGTCCACGAGTGGGCGTTGCACAGGTGGTTGATCGCCCGGTTCACGATCAGCCCCTTGCTGATGCGCGTGTCGGGGTTGCCGCCGATCGAGTGAGCGGCCGCGTTCTTGAGTTGGGCAAAGTTGTAGGTCAGCGGCATCCTGGCTCCTTGGGCGGACAAATCCCGCGCCGACGGCAAAGCCGGCGCGGGACGGAGGGGGAGAAGATGCGCCGTTACGAGGCCGTGCCGGGCCGGGTGGACCAGCCGCCCAGCCAGTAGACGGTCTTGAGCGCCGCCGTGCCGGTGTTGCCGTCGATCGCGATGGCGTGAACCACGTCGGTCGTGGCCCCGGACTTCACCAGGCTGGTCGAGGCCGCAGCCGCGATCAGCTTGTCGCCCACCAGCACGTCGGTCGTTCCGCCGTCCACCAGCGCCAGCGCCGGCCCGTTGACGATGAATCTGCCGATCTCGTTGTCGGCGACGATCTGGTCGGCGATCACCAGGATGCCGTCGATGTTCGCCGCCGCCACGGGCGTGGCGTTGGACATGGCGGACGCTGCGTCCGTCGATTCGGCCTGCACGCGGCTCACGTCGATGGCGTAGACGCCGCCGACGACGGTGGCCCCGCCGGTCCGGTTGTAGAGGTACACGTACTCGGCGGCGAACCCGATCGTGCCTGCGTATTGGATTCCTTTGTTCATGGGAGACTCCAGAAAAAGACTTTGGTTGTTGAACCATCGACGGTGTTACCCGGCGACGACGATGCCTTGCCGACGGCGCGACCGGCAGAAGATGTTGTAGTAGGTGTTGGTGAACACCGCCCACGAGAACGGCTGGTTGGGTCCGCCCCGGATGGGGCTTTCCTCGACCATGTACCGGTCCGAGTGGAACACCGGGAACATGAACCGCGCGTCGATCCAGAAGAACTTCGGGTTGGCGAACGCCTTGGCGTCCAGTTCGACAACTCGCTTGACCGGGATGCCGCCGTAGGTCGGCATGTTGTAGCCGCCGGCGTCGGTCGGCGTGGTCAGGCGGTCGTTGCTCTGGCGCAGCAGGTCGGTCATCTGGGTGATGCCGTTCAGGTCGGTGAAGATCTTGAACTTGCGCCACTCAGTCGAGGTGAACCACTCCTGGCTGCTGCCGGGCTGCTGCCAGTTGAGCTTCTGCCACATGCGGTCGAACGCGGGGAACGCAGTGGTGGTGAAGCTGCCGGCGGTGTATTCCTCGACCTGATTGCGGTAGTTCACCTTGGTCGTGGGGTTGACGCCCATGACGGTCGTGAACCCGGCGGGCGCCAGTCCGTCGTCGGTGACGAACGCGGGGATCGAGTAGGCCGTGTTGCCCGTCTCGGTCTCCATTTCGGCGTTGTCGGCATCGGCCCACAGCGCCGTTTCCATGCCGTCCCACATATCCTGCTGCATGGCCGAGCGCCACGACGACAGCAGGCGCACCCAGTTGGTTTCCGGGCTGGCCGAGTTGAGGGACACCTGCTCCTGCGTGTACGCGAAGTTGGTCGCCGCGAAGCGCCAGTTGCACGTCAGTTGGGACAGAACGTCCACGCCGCGCGGCTGGAGGTTCTGGTTGGGCTTGTAGAACTGGAACGAATTGGACGTGTCCAACCGCACCATGTCGATGATCTTCTGGCCGTTCTGCACGACCTCCTCGTTGCCGCGTCCCTTCAGCATGTCGCCGATGGCGTAATACTGCTTGGCCGTGTCGTTGAGGATTTGGGTGGTGGGGGAGATCTTCTTGGGTTTCGTCGCGGTTACGAAGTCGTTGAACTCCAGTAACGCGGTTCCGTCTGCGCTCATGATGGTCTGTCCTTTCGGATCAGGCCGCGCCGGAATCCACTGCCGTTCTTGCGTCGTCCCACGACATCTGCGGGTTCGCCTGCTTGGTGCGAAGGATCGCCGCCGCGCGTTCCGTCTCGCTCATGGCGACGGGCTGGCTCGGCTGGGTTTCGTCCGGGGTCGGCGGTCCGCTGGAGGCTCGCGGTGCGGCGCGTCAGCAGTTGGGCCTGCGCTGCCTTTACGGGGTCGAGTTTGAACAACGCCTGCGCCGCCTCCGGGAGTGCCTGCTCGTAGCGGTACTCCAGGGGGTTGGCGTGGGCACGCATCAGGTGTTCGGCCTTGTCGCGCAGTTGGGACACGTCGTCATCCGTCAGTTTGCCGTATTCGGGACGAGTCTTCAGTTCCTTGAGCGCCGCATTGAACTCGTTGCGTTCGATGTAGCTCAGGACGTTCAGGAGTGTCGTCTCGATCGGCTTGACGGCGGCGATCGTGGCCTGGGCTGCTCTGTCGTAGCCGGCCTTGATCTTGTCCGCGAACTCATTACCCGCGATATCCGCGAGGGTGCGATAGTCGTCGTCCGGCATGGTCGGCGCTTTCCAGTCCGGCGCGAGCGCCAACTGGGGGCCGGGCGGCTGGTCGCCGGGCGACGGGTCTTTCGTCTGGGTCTGGGTCGAGTCGGGGGCGGGGGGAGCGGCGGTTCCGCTCCCGTCCTGCCGCGCCTGCTGGTTGGCCTGCGCGGCGCTGGGGCTGGCCGGGTCGCCGGACTGCTGGTCCGATTTCCCGGCCTTGGCCTGCTGGTAAGCCCGGTCGCGATTGGAGACGCGCTCCTGCGCCTTGCTGGCCAGCTTCTTCAGGTTCGACGGGGGCACGAAGGCAACGTCTTCCTCGGTGTACCCGTCGCGTTTGAGCCATTGCACCTGCTCCGGCGACAGTCCCTTCCATGGGTCGGACGCCTGGCCGGGCGATCCGGGGGCCGACGGCTGGGTCTGGTCGGACGCAGCAGGCGCGATAGCGGTCGGCTGGGCGACGCTGCCGTTGATGACTTCGGGCCGCTCGCCGGACGCGAGGCGCTGGTACGCATCGCGGTACTGGTCGCCCTGGGAGGGAGCGGCCTGTGCTTCGACCGCCGGCGCGGTGGCGCTGTCGGTCTGGGGTTCGGCGGGGGTCGTGGTCATCGCTTCTAGCATCGCTCAATCCTTCCGGAGGCATTGCCTCGGCGGGTGGGTCGCGTCACTCCCGGACGAGTCCGTTCTGCTTGGCGACCTCGCGCTCGTGAGCCGGGTTCTCGATGATCGGGTGGCCGACGGGATCGTGGGAACGCACGCCCTTGAGCCGCCCATGCCGCCGTGAGGGGTATGGGTACTGGTCCATGGCGTGCTGGTATTCCCGGTTCGACCGGACGGCGCTGATGACGCGGATCGGCCAGCCCTGGCACCCGTGAGCGCACCGCCGGGAACTTTCGCTTCCCAGCGCCGGCGCGCTCCCTACCGGATGCTTCTCGGCAAACCGCTCGCCGCATTTCTGGCACTCGAACTCGTAGAACATGGCGCGCGGAATCTAACCCGGAGGGGTCCGCCACGCAACAAGATGGGAAGGATGATCCGATTATCCGTAGCGGACGGATGCCTTGGCCGAGACGGTGACGGCCCCGGTCGCGGCGCTGGCGACCAGGCGAACCGCGTACAGCCCGCGCACGTCCAGCACGATGAAGCTATGCCCGTCCGCAGCGAGCGTGGTGGGGTTCGTGACCACCAGGTCGAGCCGCCCCGCCAGCGCCGTGCCCGTGTTCAGTTCGGCGTTGGAGACGTAGGTGAACCACGTTCCGCCCTCGCCGTCCTGCGCCTCTATGACGCACTGGTCCAGCGCGTTGGTCGGCCCCGCGTTGGTGATGCCGATGGCCACGCGGTCGGCCAGGCCGTTCAGCAGGATCGAGATAACGACCGTGTTCCCGCTCACGGCGACGGACACGCCGGTTTCGGTCAGCAGCGTGGCGTTGGCGTTGGGCGTGTTGCGGGTGATCTCGGACAGGGCCATGGCATACTCCGGGTCAGGGGGGTCAGGCGGCGAACGAACCGGCGCTCTGGCCGGCCATGCCGGGCATCGTACCGCCGCGACCGGGCCGGACAAGCCCCAGCGCCGTCATGGCTTGCAGCGGCGGCGCGCCCATCCCCGGCCGGGGCATGGACGCGGCCACGGGCCTGGCGGACAGTGGACGGCGCGGGGATAAGTTGACCGGAGCGCCTTGGAGGCCCGCGAACAGTTCCTGGCTGGCGTTGGGCGGGAGCGACGCCGCAGCCATGGGGAAGTCCTGCGCGGGGTTGGCGGCGAACAACTGGCCCGCGCCGTAGGCTTGTCCCATCATTTCCAGCCCGCCTTGGGTCAGCACGATCTCGCAGAAGTTGGGGATGTTGCGCGCGTCGCCGATCAGGTCCAGCAGCGCTCGCCAGTTGATCCAGGGGAACTGCACGATCATCGGGGCCACGGTGACGGCCACGTTCATGGCGGCGTCGGCGATCGCCGCCTGCTGCGCCGGATCGACGCGGCCCATGCTCATCGGCTCGATGTCGAGCATGAAGTCCAGCCACATCATGTCCTCCTGTCCCTTCTGGATGCCGCCCAGGAACAGCCCCTCCTTCTCCCGCCCGGACTGGCGATCCAGCCACGAGACGGGCTGCACGACCGACTGCTCGTAGAACATCCACCAGCCGACGCGATAGGACGACGTGCGGACCGACTTGCGGAACTGGCTGGTGATGAACGACATGCGCGACTGGCCGGCGTCGGCGGCGATGCCAGCCTCGGTCGCGGTGACGCCCTGGGCGCGTCCGCGCTGCGCGTCGGAGAACCCGATGACGCGATCCAGCCGCTCGCGCAACTGTCCGATGTAGGCCATGCGCGACTCGCTGGTCCCGCCCAGTTCGATGTTCATGGCCGTCTGGGGGTTGAAGCCGGGGATTTGCACGACGCTGCCCGACGGCGCGTCCATGATGACGTTCACCGCGTTGTTGACGTTGGCGTCAACGGCCACCAGCTTCTTGTGGCTGGTCGCCTCGACCGCCGCCGCGACGGTGTGCGCGTTCAGGTCGGTGAACTGCTCGGCCATGGCCGCGATCGGAGACAGCGGGTAGACGTGGTTGGGCACGGGGTAGCAGCCGAAGGTGACGAACGGCCCGTCCTCGTGGCCGGCGTACTCGATCAGCGGGCGCACCCACTGCGCCCCGCCCGGTCCCGTGACGGCCAGCGTGCCGATGCGGCGCGACTCCGGCACGTAGACCTCGTACAGCTTCACGCGCCGGCGCTGGGCGGCCTGGATGCTGCGGTTGACCGTCTCCAGCCGCCCGGCGTCGGCGTGGACGTTGGTGTCGTCGCCGTCGGGCGTGAGCTGCGCCACGATCTGCGGGTCGTAGCGCTCGTCGCGGGCCAGTTCGTCCAGATCGCGCTCGAACTCGTGGGCCAGGAAGCGGGCCTCGTCGTGCCGGCGGGCCTTGGGGTCGATCAGGTACTTGTCCGGCGAGATGCGGATCAGGTACGGCTTCATCGCCTTCATTTGCATCCGCTCGTACACGCCTTTCGACGGGTCGGCGATGAAGTCGCCGCGCGACTCCAGGCCGATCTTGGCCACCCCGTAGCTCAGCAGGTAGTCGATCGCGATCAGCATCAACTCGTAGTCGAGATTGATCTCCATCGCCCACTGGTCAAGGCCGTGCTTCATCCACTGCGCCACCGGGGCGTGGGTCACGGCCCGCACCGCCTTGACCGTGAACTTCGGATTGTCGATGACGATCTGCGGGAGAACGCTGGCCAGGTAGCTGAAGATCAGGTTCTCCGGCACGGGCTGGGAGCGCTGGTCAGTGCGATACCAGTTGCCGAAGAACTTCTGGACCAGCTTGCGGGTGTTGGCCAGGTGCAGGTCGCGCAGCTTCTGCGACGCCTCGAAGTCTTGCAGCATCGCTCTGGGCGTGGTGTCGAGCATGGCGTGATGGTCCTTTCGAGGCGATGCCTCGCGCGGAATGTATCCTCACGCGGCGTCGCCCGCCAGCAGCGAAGCCAGGTGGCGCACCAGCAGGACCACGTGGGCCACGCCGCGATCGTTCAGCGCCGGGGCCGGCACGCCCTGCGTCGTCTCGCCCATGATCGCCTTGTGGCACATCAGGTGCGCCGACACGTCGTCGCCGTCGTCCGGCCAGCGGAACCAGCTTTTGACCTGCGCGCCGCCGATGAGGATTTGCAGGCGCCTGTCGCCGGCGCTCAGCACCAGCAGCAGGCACTCCGATACGTCGTTCCAGCGCTCGATCTGGTAGTAGCGCCGCTGTTCGGTCGTCCAGCGCTGCGCCATGTCCGCCCGCATGACGGCTTGGCCGATCGCGTCGTAGAGCGGCCCGGCGTGCGAGGCGATGGTGACGGGGGGATAGGGATCGTCGGCATGGGCGGGAGGATGGTTCATGGCCGGATGATGCCGCGCCGCTCAGTCGCGGGCAAACGGGTTCTTCGGGCCGCGCTTCTTTTTGACGCCCAGCCGCTCGTCCATGTCGAAGGTCGCCCCGAACGTGCCGGGAGCGAACGGCTCCGGCGGCTCCACGTAGTGCTGCACTTCCAGCCGCGCCAGGTTGGCGTAGGTCATCGCCATCACGCCGTCGTCGTGGTCGCCGGGCGGAGCGCCCATGCGGTAGTCGGCGTCGTGGCGGTCGTATTCGTCCTTGGTCTTGCTCCTGGGCGCGAACTGGAACTTGATGAGTTGGCGCAATAACTCCGGGGAGCGCACGACGATCTCCGACGGATGGAGCCTGCCGTGCATGTCGCGGGGGGCGATCGCCTTGCGCAGATTGCGGATCACCAGGTCGCCCGCCATGCGGTGGTGTCCCAGCGTGTCCGATCGCCGGCGGGCACGGCTGGCCTCCTGCCGGTTGAAATACTGGTAGGTGACGCCCATCTCGTCGTACAGCCGACGCATGGCGACCAGCCCCACTTGCCGCTCGCCGCAGAGGAAGGCGCGCCCGTAGTGGAAGTGCAGCGCCGCCAGGATCGTACACCAGCGCACGTCGCCCCAGCGCCCCTGGGCCTCGGCGACCTGCTCGCCAGTGTTGCGGTCCAGCACGACCGCGTAGTCGAAGTCTCCGTCGCGCAGCCCGTAGGCCGAGTCGAAGCCCATGACGTACCGCGTGCGCCGCAAGTCGGGTGGCGCGAAGATCGTGACGCGGCCCAGGTCGTCCTCGCCGTCGGCGATCCACTGGAAGCGTCCGGGCACGGGCTGGTGGTCCGGCCCGGTCAGCGGAAGGAACGTGCCGGACTGTCCGGCCATGACGCCGCGCTCCAGCACCTCCAGCGCCGCCATGTCGAAGACCGGCTTGCCGGCGAAGTCGCCGAAGCCGCCCTTGAGTCGCACGCGCTTCTCCGCGTCGCTGCTGAACTCCTGCACGCGGTAGTAGGCCCGGTCCTCGGCGTCCGCGCCGGGGTTGTCGTCGATCCCGCCCAGCGGCCACGCCCAGATGAGCGGATGGATGTTCTGGCGCACGGCCTCGATCTCGTTGTACCCGCGATCGGAATGGAACTTGAGCCAGGGGGCGTAGAGTTGGTGGTACATCCAGGTCAGTCCCTGCGTGGCGGTCGCGGCGAAGCAGTAGCGCGTCTTGCGCTTGCCCCGGCGGCGCATCTTCATTTCGGCGTGCAGCGCCAGCGGCGGCTCCTCGTCGTACAGCACCAGGTCGGGGTTGATGCCCTGGATGTGCGTCCAACTGCCGTCGCCGGAAATCAGGAACAGCCGCGCGCCGTCGGCGAAGGTGTAGCAGCGGTCGGTCTTGTTGAACTTCCAGCCGTCGGGATGCCGCCAGCTTCGCTGCGGCCCCAGGCAGTCGCTCTCAAGCTGCTGGCGGAGAATCTCGAACTGCTTGTAGGTCTCGGCTGCCCAGATCACGATGACGGGCCATGCCGGGGTCGTCTGGTACGGGTGCGCATGGAAGATCCACCAGGCCGCTTCGATGCCGGCGGCGGTGGTCTTGCCGAAACCGTTGCCGGGCCACAGGCATCGGAAGATGTGCGGAGCCTGATGGAACTGGAGTTGGCCGCGCTCGTGCGCTTGGTAGTCGAGGTACGGACGAAGCTCGCGCACGTCGGCGGCGCGCTGTCGCCGAAGATAGGCGGCTCGTAACTCGTCGTCGGTCATGCCCTCAAGCTGGTCCCGCGTCATCATTCGCCTTCGTGGGGGTATTCGCCTTCTTGGGGGTAGCCGAACAGTTCATTGAGCCGCTTGGCGGCGGAGCGCACGGGCTGCGAGGTCCAGTGCAGCGTGTAGTCCACGACGATTAGATTCTTGCACGGGCTTACGCAGTAAATGGTGACGAACTTCCCCCACACCAGCCGGTAGCGGCCGCTCAAGGTCGCTTGGCACAAGAACCGTCCGGGCACGTCATGTTCCGTCGGGGCCAGATAGGGCGTCAATCTGTTCGTCTTCGGCGGGGTCGGCGGGGTCTGGTCCATCGGGTTGCTCCTTTGGCGGACGATCGTATCCGGCGTCCGCGTCGCCGTCATCATCATCGCCCAGGTCCGGCGACACCACGGCCACGTCCTGCGGGTTGAGCGAGGACAGCGGAGCCAGATCGCGGTTGACGACGATCGGACGCGGAGCCAGCGCGTCGGGCTGGCGCTCTCCCGTCGCCAGCAACTCGATCAGCACAGCCCGGTCCGACAGCGTGGCGGCGCGGTCGCGCTCGGCCTTGTCCGGTAGCTGGTCCATGCCGTAGTGCCGCGCCAGCAACTCGATGTAAGGTCGCGGCTCGTAAATCTCGATGGTCCGCTCCAGCACGCCGTCCGGCCCCAGCTTCTCGCGAACCTTGCGGATGTTGTCCGCCGCGCCCGTCTCCAGCGCGCGGCTCAGCGAAACGAAGACGCACGGGTTGCCGTTGGCGTCCGTCGCCACGTCCATTAAATCGACGAACGACGACCGGCATCGCCGCTGGATCAGCGCCATGAGATCTTCCTTGGTGACGGCTTGGGCCATGCTTCCCACGCGCGCGCGCACGCGGCTCTGCACCAGCTCGTTGGCCAGCATCCGATAGCCGGCGGCGAGCATCTGCTTGCGCGTGCCGGCGAATCCCGCCATGCCCGCCGCGCGGCCCGCGTCGAGCATCGCGGGGCCGAGATAGGCCGTCACGAACAGGTCTTGGCGGTAGGTCAGCCCGTCGTGGCGCAACTCGTCGATGTTGTTGATTTCCGGCGGGACCGGCGAGTCCCATCCGGTCGGCATGGCCGGAGCGCCCGGCGGCGGCACGTCGGCCAGCGGCTCGTCGCGGACCAGCATGGCGTTGGGCGCTCCGATGGGCGGCTGGGGAGGCGGCTTGCGGCGGGCCTCGTGCCAGGCCTGGCGGCGGGCCTCGCGCCGCGCCGCGGCCTCGTGGCGCAGCGTCTCGCGCCGTGCGGCTTCGGCCTTGATGTCCGCCTTCGTCCGCTTCGGGGGCTTGGGCTTGGGCTTCTTGGCCGGGGCCGGTTTTGCGGTCTGTGCGGCCCGTGACGCGCCTTTCGTTCGATCGGCGGTCTTTTTTTTGGATTTTGCGCTTTTTTCTGGACGCCGCGATGTCATAGTTGTCCTCGTGGACGCCGGATGGTCCGGCGGACACAAAATACTCACGCGGGCCAGCGCCCGCAATCAAACCGGCTAAACGCCGAGAGGAAAAACGGATGAAGATCACCTTGTATGTAGCGGAATACAACGGCATCCATGCCGCGTCTGTCCCGGCCCGCGCCTACGCCTACCCATGGGAGCCGCCGGAATGGACGACACGAGCGGTCCAAGTCATCGCGCCCGACGGTTACAGCGTCGTCGATGGGGTGTGGCGACACCCCGTGCTGCTGGACGATGTGGGCGTCGAGGCGGAGTTGATCCCGGTCGATGGGGGCATAGACGCCATTGCCGGTCGCGGCATCGTGCATTTGCCGTTTGCGGCACAGCCGGCGACTGCGACAGTCTGAGATTCACACGCGGCCCGGTGGCGAGCCGGGCCGCGTGCTTGTGGGCGTCATGGTGACGCCCCGAAAGGAAAAACCGATGAGTGACATCATTCCCAAGCCCTACCTCGATCACGAGCCTTACAAAATCGTACTGCGGGACGGAGACAGCCTCGACGTATGGCTGAGTCGCATGACCGATGATGAGTTCCGTGCCCGCATGGACGCGGTGCGGTCGCGAAAGACCTACCGGACGTGGGGCGACTTCCGCGCCGCCTACGAACTGCCCATGCACCCGCGCGGCGCTATGCCCATGACGCTGCGGCAATACATCGCGCTCGCCGCCGAGATCGTCGGCGGAACGCCCGGAGTCTACATCCACGGCAGACCGATGATCGGCTTGCCGAAGTGGAAAGGCGTGCAGACCCGATTCGACTTCCCCGATGCCGTCTATCCCGAAGCCGAAACGTGGGAGGAGTCGCTGGATCGGCCCATGACGCCGGGCGTAGACGACGCGGGCGGGGCGGTCTTCACGATCCTCACCACCATCCCTGACGACACCCTCGCAGGCGCCGATCTGCGCTACAAGGTCCGCCAGCACGCTTGGCCGCTGATCGTGGCACTGGAAGCGCTGCGCGCGGGCGATGAATCCCTCGCCCGCGAGATCGCGGGCCTGGAGATCGACAGTGGCGTCTTGATCGACCAGTTGAGCAATGATCTGGCCGTCGGGCGCGTCAAGCAGGCCCGCAAGCTGCTGGTCAAGCATGGGCTGCTGCCGAAGGAGGTGAAGCATGACCATTAAACGACGAAAAATCCTTACATCCATCCGGGAGCGAATCGAACAACTCATTGGGGAAGTCGAGGAACAGCGGGATGCGGAAGCGGACGCCTTCGACGCCTTGTCCGATTCTGGCCAAGAGAGCGAGAAGGGGCAAGCGATGGATACTGCCCGCGAAGCGCTTGAATCCGTCGTCGATGATCTGAACAACGCCGTGTCCAATATCGACACGGCGACGGAGGAAAACCCATGAGACGCATCACCAGGGAGCGCGGCCCGTGGATCACCGAAGCCGACACCGAACGCCGCTACAAGGACGGGTCCAAGCGGGAGATCGTGGTGACGGTGGAGCCGCGCGGCGTGCGGCTGCGGGCCAAGGGGACTCGATCGACCGTCTGGGTGTCATGGAGCATGATCTATCTCAAGGGATGCGAACTGGCGACGCCCGCCAAGCGCGTCCGCATCACAAGGAACGCGGTATGAGAATCGACAAAGATGCACTGTGCGTCATCGTCTACGTCCTGCTGGTCATCCATGCCGTCCTGCTGGCGGCGTGGGTCATCGTCCGGCACGGTTTTCAATGATTGGAGATCGCCATGTATACCTATCTCGATCTGGTCATCCAACTGCGCCGGGCCGTCCAAGACGGCCCGGCGTTCCCGCCGGGGGCGACCATGACATCCGCCGAAGCCAGCCGGATCACCCGGCAATGGCTCAAGACCGCCGTGCAGCCCTTGCTGCAAGTCGTGGTCGCCAAGGCCGAGCGCGAGCATCACAAGAACAACGACCGCAAACGCCGGACATGAAAAAACCCGCCGGGGAGTGAGTCCGGCGGGCGGTCAGGGGGAAAAGCAGACCGGGATATTATCCCTTCCGCAGCACGTCGTACAGCCGTTGCTCCACTTCGTAGGCCCGAAGGATCGCCTCGCGCAGCGTGAAGCGGCGCAAGTCTCCCAACTCGATTTCTTTTTCTCTCATTCTGCCGATGCCGATCTCGACGACGGACAGGCCGGAGCCGTCCAGCGCGTTGGCGGCTTGGTTGGGCACGACGACCCAGCCCGCGACCTTGTTCCACGCGGCAAAGTCCGGCGTCGCGTCCAGCACGCACCAGATCGGAGCCAGGCCCGTCATGCGCAGCGTCAGGTCGATCTGCGCCACTCCGGTGGCGATGGTTCCGGCCTCAAAGGGATCGGTCATTTCCATGTCGAACAGGTCGAACACCGCCGACGGATCGGCGAATCGCGGGTCGTTTTGTTCCTCGGACGCGAACCGATCCATCGCCGCCTTGAGCGCGGCGCGGCGGCGCGCGTCGCCCCGGTCCTTGATCTGCTTGAGCCGGACGGCCTCGGCCTCGGCTTCCTCCAGTTGGCGCTGCTTCTGCTCCACTTCGGCGACGCCCAGCAGCGTGCGGATGATCGGCGGGAGCGTTGAGGCCGCTCCCGCCGATTTCCGATTCTCGTTTCTCGTTTTTGTCATGTTCGGATTTTCCATTGTTACTCCAAGGGTTTTCACGGATGTATCGGTGTACGGTACACCGATACAAAAGGTCTTCACTTCTTCTTGCCGGCACGACGGCCCCGCTTCTTCTTGCCGGTGGCGCTGGGTTCTTCGACTTCGTTCGCCAGCGCCTTGGCCACGACCTTGGGGTCCAGCACGGCGACTTGCGCCGCGGCTGATTCCAACTCGCCGATCGACAACTCGCCGATCGCGTTGATGTCGCCCAACCCTACCAGGGCCAGGACAACCGATTGGTCGGTTTGCAGGTCGCCCGTGCCCACGGCGTCGTTGTCCGTGATCGCCGCGTCCAGGGCGACATCCACCGCGACGCCCAACGCGGCCATGGCCCGCGTGTGGCCGGCTCCGCGCGTGGCGCTGCCGGGATCGCCGTTCTGGGCGGTGGACTTGATCTTGGGCAGTTTGGCCTCGATCAGCAGGGACTCGTCCCGCGTGCCCAGCAGATGGGCCTTCTCCATGAACTCGACGGCCTTGCCGGTGACGTGCGGGATCAGGGCGTGGCTGGCGGGAGCGACCCAGCCGCTCTCGTGCAGCGGGATCATCAGGTAGCGGTCCTTGTCCTTGCCGCCCAGGGGAACGACCACCAGCCGCACGGACTGGCCGGGGAGCGTGCAGGCGCGGTTCACGGGCACGACCTTGTTCCGCTCCAGGTCGGCGATCAGGTCCGGGTAGAGGGCTTCGGCGACTTCGGCGGGCTTCATCTTCAGTTCCGCCAGCGTCGTCGGCTTGCCGTCGGCTCCGGCGCTCTGCCCGAAGGGAAGCTGGCCGGTGGCGATGCCGTCCAGCACGTCCTGAATGTCCCGCTGCACCTGGTGCAGCTTGTCCTCCTGGCTCTTGATGTCCTCGCTCAGCTTGTCCAGCTTGCCCTTCAGGTCGGCGCGTTCGCCGATCCGCTGGGCGATCTTGCGCTGGACCGCGTGGAGTTCCTGATTCAGCCCTTGAGCCTGTTCGTAACGCCGGACGATTTCCTCCGGCGACAGTTTGGCGATTTCGCCCACCAGTTTTTCACGAGCCATGTTCGACTTCCTTTTCCGACGGCTGTGCCGTCTCTTGGTTGATTTCCCCCTCGTAAACCGTTTGATACAGCGCATCCACTTCAGCGGCCATGGACGGAGCGCGTTCGAGCATCTGCCGGTAGCAGGCCCGCATGTCGGTCCACGCGACGAACAGCACGACAGCCAGGCATCGCCTGGAGCCAGGCCGACCATGCGCCGCGATGCACATTTCCGTGGCGGCGTCGAAGAACGCCTGCGACGCGGATTTCAGTTGCGATTCGGGCCGTCCGGTGACAGCCGTGTAGCGCTTCAGCACGTCCTCGACCCGTCGGACGGTACTCAGTTCCACGCCCAGTTCCCGGTTCAGCGTCGCCACGCAATACTCCTGCACCCACATGCAGCCGCCGAACGTGTGGCACATCTTGTCGATGGGTTCGACGGCGGGGTCATGCACCGACAGGTCTGCGTCGAACATGGCGTGCAGCAACGCGGAGTGGACGATGCTGTGGGCGTGGTACAGCATCAGCATGGCGTCGTCGCCGTCGTCCATTCTGACGGCGTAGAGCGCCGCGACCTCGCGCAAGCCCGCGACCCATTCTTTCCAGACGGGATTTCGCTCGGCGTTTGGTTCTTTTTTTTCATCGGTCATTGGGGTCTTTCTCCGGGCTTGGCCCGGTAAGAGTTGTTTCGATTCGACCGGCTCGCTTCTGCTGGATGTCTTCCCAGGTCAGTTCGATCACCGAACGGCAGACGGCCAGCGTGACGCCGGCAAAAGATCGCTCGCATCGACCGTGCAGCGTTTTGGCCGTCTCGCACAGGAGGCGGATGATCTTCTCGGCGTTTCGGTCAACAATCTCCATTATGTCGGGAGATACGTTTTCGATGACATGGGTGCGGGCGAGAATGGCTCCTTTGTCTGATAACACGTTCTGCTCGCGGGCGAGAATGCACTCGGCGATGACGACGCTGTAGGCCATGATCGCGTACCGTGCGTCGATCCATTGCTTAAAGTCCTCCGGTTCTTCCACCGGCGTGTAAGGCACGTAGGCGATCAGGTCGCCGAATCCCGTCGCGACGAAGGTGAGGGCGTTGGACATGACGCAATAGCGATCGGCGGGAGTCGCTTCATGCGCGATCTTCCACGTCTCAAAGACCGCTTGATACCATCCCAGCACTTCGTCGCGGGCTGTAGGCTTAATCATCGGACACTTTCTGCGGCTTGGGCCGCGTTTGGATTTCTGGCTTTCTCCGGGCTTGGCCCGGTCGCCAGGAGAGAATCACAGATCGCCCGCAGGATCGCCCGGCCGAGGTCGATCTGGATGGCGCGGCAGATTTGGAGATACACGTCGGTCGGAGAGCCGTAGAACACGTAGTCGCTGGGGAATCCTTGGGCGGCGGCGGCTTCCTGCCATTCGAGTTGCCGCTTGCCTCCTGGCCAGGACGGATCGACGACGACCAGTTCCGCGTCTCGGCGGCTGGACAGGTTGCAGATCGTCGGAGCCTTGCGTCTCCCTTCGGCGGCGAGGGCGTGCCGGCGGCTGAACGTGCGATTGGTGGAGGCGGGGCGATCCGCCGCGCGGCGACCGATCCGGTACGGCCCCGGTCGCAGCACGTCCTTGAGGGTCCGCGTTTCGGGCTTGTCGGGCTTCGGGGGGACCGGGAAGTCGCCGACGAACACCCGCTTGCGGCGCTGCGGAGACCAGTGACAGGCATCCAGCACGTGGTACGGGGTCATCAGCGGCAACTCACGGATCAGGGCCACCACGTCCTCCAGACACCACTTGTCCGGCTGGATCGTCTCCACCAGGTCCAGCACCGAGTCCAGCGTGGCCCGCTGGTCCTCGCGCTCGTCGGCCTCGACGGTCTTGAGCGCCCGGTACGGACTCAGCCACTCGCACGGGATGCCCCCGACGATCACCAGCGGGTCGCCGGCCTGCTGCACGGACGTGGCCACGTCCAGCACCCGCACCTGATTCTCGTCTTTCTGGAGGTCGCCGTGCAGCACCAGGGCGTCGGGATGATTGAGGCGGTAGGTCCGGCACGCCGGCTCCCAGAAATCGACGGCCATGACGACCTCCATGGGCAGTCCGCGCGCGGCACAGGCCCAGCCGCCCGCGCCGCTGCACAGGTCGATGACTTTGACGGTGCGAGGGGAACTCATGCGTCCTTCCCGTCGTCCTGCTTGATCCACGCCAGCAGTTCCGCCGGCAGTCTGGCCAGGATCAGCGAATTGCACCCATCGCACCACGCCCGCCACCGTTCGGTGTCGGCCAGGACCGCCCGGTCGGGCTGCACGTCGTGGTACACGTAGTCGGCTGCGGACCACCAGAACGACTTGGAGCGGGGCCGGCATGAGGCGTGGCCCGTGCGCGGGATGCTGTTCAGGCGGTAGACGAACACCTGCTCCTGCGGCTTGGGGGTGTCGTCAGGCTCGTTCAGCGCGTCCCAGTTGCCCTCGGCGTCACGCACCACGCGCAGCATCACCGGGGCCGGCGCGAACGGACCGATCATCCGCTTGTCCGCCGGCCCGCCGATGAACCGGGACTTCATGGTGAAGTTTTCCTCCTCGTCCGACATGGCGGCGTTGAACTGCCCCTCCAGTATGTCCGCGTCGCTCATCTTCCTCACGTTGGTCATCTTTGGCGCCGGCTTTTCCGGGGGCCGCATCATGAGATCGGGGGGAGCTTGTTTCTTGGAGATCTTCTTCTTCTTCGGGGCGTCTTCCCCGAACAGTCCGGGTTCGTCATTCATGGTCGTCTCCTTTCTTGGAGAATCTGGAGGCTGCGGGACAGGTTTGAAAATGGCTCACGTAAAACGCCACGTCGTCGTCGATCGGCATCTTGAGTTTCCCCATCTGCTCCACGAAGGTCCGAATCGCCTGGTGGTCTCCGTCCCAGTCGGCGACGATCGCCGTCACCCTGTCGATCAGGTCGTTTATTTCCCTCGCCCGCGCCGATCGGTCCTTGACGTAATCCCGCGCCGACAGGGCGATCGTCTGCTGGTTGGCCATGCGCACGGCGTAGACGTGCAGCATGGGGTCGAAGGGGATGACGGTGTTGCGCGGCCCGCCGGTGTCCGGGTCGATGGCCTTGTTGGTCCCGAACACCACGGGCTTGTTGCATCCCCGGCAGTTGGTGCGCCGGAAGGGCGTGCCGTGTGATTCGTTCATTCGAGTCTCCACTGTTTTGCGGTTTTTCCGCTTGAGATAATCGCGTCGGGTCATCGGTCATTCCATGGACGGAAGGTGTAAACGAACACGTAAGGGTTGGCCGTCCAGCCGAACCCGTCGTGGGCGTGGATGTGGTTCCAGTGCGCCGCGAACGATTCGACGGCGATCTCCTTCGGGGAGTGCGTGGTCCACAGCACGTCTCCGCGTTCGGGCAGTTCCACGCCCTCGGCGATGGCGTCGGCGGGGCTGATGGCGTTCAGCCGCTCGACGCGCACGTCGGTCAGGGTGATGACGATTCCCGCGTCGGCTTCGCGGAGGAACCGCCCCGGCTTCCACGGGCCGGGCCGCGCGCCGCACGCCGACTTGAACCGCACCCCGAAGGCGTCGCGACGCCAAGGCTCGCGGACGTAGAGCATGTCGCCCGGCACGCCGTAGCGGGCGCGGCAAGGCGTCATCTTCTCGTAGTCGTGGTCGTGCAGGTACTCCATGGGGATGCTGTTCGGTCCGGCCCACCAGGTCGATCGGATCGTCCCGGCGGCCCATTCGGTCGGGGCGTAGAAGTAGAAATGCTCGGCGCGTCCGGCCAGTTCACGGATGACGCGGCGCGTCTGTATCTTGCGCCCGGCGCGGATCGCCCGAGCGCTGTATTCGGTGAACTCGATGCCTTGCATTGCGGCGCTACTCCGGCGGCGAACATAACACAGGACGCCGGCAAGTAAAACCTACCGGCGTCCAAATGACAGTCGAGGGGGGATTGGAGCGTCACGACGGGACGACGTGATGCCACACGCCGGTCGATCCTCTGATGGCCGTGGTTTCCACGGCCAGGATGTCGCGGAAGGTCCAGACGATCCACTGGCTCCCCAGCCGCACGCCCAGCGCCTTGGCCATGTCCGGCGTCACGGGGCTGCAATCGACGACGCGGGCGACGGCCATGATCCGCCCGCTGGCCAGGCCGTCCTTGGGGCTGCACACCAGAATCCAGCCGCGGTACTCCGTCCGCCAGGCGACGGCGGCATAGGCGGCGGGCTTCCCGGCGGCGGCGCGGATGCCGGCGGCTTGCTCGTAGGGGAGGGTGACGGCCTTCCATTCGCTCTCCGGCTCGATCACGACCTCGCCGTAGGCGTTGCGGGGGGCGTGTTCGACCTGGGCGCTGGCGTAGGCGTCCCAGTCCTCGGCCATGCGCGCCAGCGCCGCGACGCGGGCCTGCACCTGCAGCTTGGACAGTTCGTCGGCGTCGCGACCGAAGAAGTCGGTGAAACGCCGCTCGCCGCCAGCCCGCTCGCGGCGGGACTTGGCGACGGCGACGGCAGGGACGCAAGCCATGGGGTCTTTGATCGGGTCTTTCTGCGCGGTCATGTTACACCTCGTCGTCGAAGGGTAAGAACTCGCATCGGGAAGCCGGGATCGGGGCCAACGGGTACGAATAGCCCCGGATCGTCTCCAGCCGGACGTACACGCCGGCCAAGCGCGGATCGGCCACGTGCAGCTTCACCAGGCGACCGTCGGCGACCTGCTCGTCGCCCACGATCCAGCCCCGCTTGGCGATCGCGTCCATCAGGGGCTTGGCGAAGTTGTCCCAGTCGGGCTTGGTGGTCCGGTACTCGGTGTCGTCGATCGCGTCGCGATGCCAGCGGACCTCCACGTAGGCCCGTACCGGCGATTGCAGCCTTGCCGCCGCGTTTGCGGGGATCAACAGAGCGTAGGCATTCCGAACCGCCCGCAACGCCTCAGAATCAAAAAGAAACGCCTGGCCGGTCTTCTTGTCCTTCCCGATGGTCTTGTCATGGTGCGTGGTGTTGCGGGGCTGTCCGGGGAGCCAGAGCGTGAGCGATGCCGGCACGGTGGCCTGTTCCAGCAGCTTGCGGCGGCGGGCCGCTCGCCTGGCCAGGAGCGGCGCGTTTATCGCGGCGGCGGCGGCGTCGCGGATGCGTCCGGGCGGAAGATCGTTGAGTTTCAGGGCCATGCTGGACGCCGGTTATACCGTGCGGCGTCCACGAATGCGAGGATTGTCTTGATATTTTCAGATTCTTTCATCGTCCAGACGGGACTGGATACCGTTGCCCCAGGTCGCCGAACCCGCCTTGTCCTCCAACTCCAGCCGGACAGCCAACTCGATCTCGTCATTCGACAGTTTCCTCTGTCTGTTATTTAACTTTCTCATAGCCGTAATAGCCGTAATAGCGCGTCGATTTTCTGTCACTTGCGCGTTTTTTTTGCCGTTATCAGCGGAACGTTCAGGAGTTGCGCTTTGAACAGGGGTCCGTGGATAACCTGTCGTTTTCCATGTTGCGGACTGATGATTCAAGATGCGCACTCGCATGTCTCGTAACAGGCCGACGACTCGGACGCGCGTCGGCGTCATGGATTTCGACGCGGCGCCGTACCTTGTAATCAGTTTGTCCACCGCCTCCACGCTGGTCATCCACGAAGGCTGTCGAAACAGACCGGCCCTTTCGCGGGCCGTCAGGCACGACCGGCACACCCATTCCACGTTGAGCGGATCGCTGTAGTCGCGGTGGTGCATTTGCCCTTCCCGTCCGCACGCGCATGGCTCGCGTTCGATCTTGCCGGATGCCAGCGCTCGCCGCGCCGTGTATCTGGCGCGGTGCATGAAATAGCTTTGAAGATCAAAGATGGTTTCGGGCATCGTGCGTCTGCTCATGGCGGTCGGAGTATAGCCAATCGGGACGCCCGGCGTCCATCAACAGGTTTATCCACACGGTGGATAAGTCCGCAAGCGCTTGAGGATGGGAGGTTTGTATCAAACAAGCACCCCCCGGAGGCTCCGTTCCGGGGGGTGCTGCGGAGTAGCAACCGACGCCGATGATCGCCGGAGGCTGCGGAAGTATCGCAGACGCCTTGGCTCGCGTCCACGGGCAACAAAAAAACGCTTGCGAACCGGGCGGGGTGGGGGAGAGGGGGGGACTCCCGCCGGGGAAACCCGCCCGGCTCGCAAGCGTCGTGAAAAGTATCCGCCCGGCCCGGAAAGCAAGAAGTCTAACCAACTCCTTGTGCGGCTCGCTTCGCTCTTCAATGGGGCCGGACCGAACGGACGCCGGGACTATAGCAGACCCGGCGTCCAAGTGTCAACAACCTTTTCCGCCCTTGGGCTTGGGCTTGCCTTTGGTGGCCTTGCTCATGATGGACTCCATCTGTTTGACGCCCAGCAGCAGCAAGTGCCCCAGTAACTGCTTGCGGCTGGGTTGGTCGGGTTTTGATTTGAGACGTTCCAGCACTCCTTCGACGCGATCCATCACGCAGAGTAGTTCGGCGCTGTCGAATCGCATGTTGAAATGCGTGTCCGGTCCTGTCGCGATCTTGACGGGCGGCTCGCGGCGTGCCGCTGGGGGGGGCTGCTTGCTCATACGGGATGGACGCTATCGGTTCGGGCGTCCGGCGTCAAACCGGGACGCCCGAACCGACAACCCTCACTTGCGCCGTTCGGCGTCCGTTTCGGGCATGACGGTCACATGGTAGCCGCCCGGCCAGACCACCACCGGCGGGGTCTTGGGCGACGCGAATCTGTTGTCGTCCACCAGGACGTTCTCGACGCGCCGGTTGTAGACGACGCCGGTGTCCGTGCCCGTGTACCCTTCGATGTTCAGCGCGTAATACTTGTCCGATCGGATGGCGTTCTGGCGAACGCACACCCCGATCGCCCCGTGTTGCACCTCCAGGCCCGCCTGGGCGAACCCGTGCAGCGCGTTGTCGTCGCACATCACGCCGCGCGTGCGCTCGGCCGGCTTGCCGTTGGCCTTGCCCAGCGGACCCACCGACGCCACGCCCTCGCACTTGTTCTGCCAGACGTAGGCGCACTCGCCGGCTTGCAGGTTGATCGTGGTCTTGGCGATGTCGTAAGGGTCGATGGCGGTCCGGTCCGGGTTGCCGAAGTAGTTCCGGCAGACGGCCACGTTGCGCCACCCGGCCCCGCGACAGACATGCTCTCGCGTGGAGTTGGGAATCCAGTTGCCGTGGACGGCGATGTTCGTGCCGGCCAGCCAGACCAGGTAGGCCGACAGGGATTCCTCGTTCTGGGCGAGGTTGGCGGCGATCAGCACGCTCAGGGGCTTTCTCTCGCAGTTCACGACTTCGTTCACGCGCCGCAAGGTGCAGCGGGTGACGGCGATCCGTCCGTCGCCGACGGCGACGCGGGGATGGCCCTTCTTGCCCAAGTCCGGCGAGGAACTGTCGAACACCAGGCTGTCCAGCCACAGGCTCCCCGGACGCGACACGTCGAACATGGGCACGATGCCGCTGCCGCCCCCGGTCCAGCGGATCACGACGGACGCGAAGCTGCTGCGGACGCGGACGTTCGCGGCCTTGACGTGGATGGTGTGGTTCAGGTCGAAGGATTTGGTGACGAGGATGCGGGCGTTGTCCGTGATCGCCGCCTCAAGCTGCTCGGCGGTGGAGACGGACACCGACGGGCTGGACGGCTGGATCAGCACGCTCATGGTCTTGCCGGCGTTGATCTGGGGGCCGCTAATTTGGAAATTGACGACGTACACCCCGTCGGCGTCGTAGAAGCGGTTCATGCACCAGCCGCGAAGCTCGTGGCAATAGGAGTTGATCCGTGTCGGACCGCCTTCGGCCATGGCCAGGTAGTCGTCGCTCCACGTCCACCGCACGACATGCTCGTGGCGATGCGCGGGATCGAGACGGTTCCACAGGCCGCTGGCGTCGAACCACGCCACGCCGCCGGTGACGAACACTTCGATGTCGCCGGCACGCAGTTGTTCGGGCACGGGTTGCGGCACTGGCGCCGGGGCGGGTGCAGGGGTAGGGGCAGGGGCGACCACGTGGGGCGTGATGATCGCCTGTACCACGTCGCGCACCTTGCGCGCGGTCAGGGACAGCGTGGCCGACTCGGTGACGGTCCCGCCGGCGCTCTTGGCGCTGTAGCCGGTGACGCTGATTTTCATGGGGGTGTTGGCCGTCGAGACGCTGAACGGCGAGGCGTCGCCCAGGATGGCGAAGGGAGGCGCGTTCTCGATCCGCTTGTTTCCGGGCCACTCGAACAGGACCGAAACCGTCCGGGGATCGTCGGGGATGGCTTCGATGGTGTAGCGTTCTTCCCACTCGATCTCGCGCTTGGGCGCGTCGGGGGCGGTGAAGGGGGCGACCGGCACGATGTCCGGCTTGGTGGTGGCGTCGCTGATGAAGGCTTTCATGGGTACTCCGTGAGAAAAATAAGGTGAAAAAGAACCGCCCGGCACGCGCCGGGCGGACGGGGTTGCTCGATCGTCTCGGCGGGACTGGATCACCGTCGGATGATCGGCAAACCGATAATCAGGCCCAGCGCTTCGGTGAACACGATGCGCAGCACGTTGACGATGGTGTCGCGGGCCTTTTGCCGCAGTTCGACTTTCTCGCCCACGTACAGGTTCAGCAGCGTGGCCTGCGCCCGTTCGGCTTCGATGGTCAGCCTGCGCCGGGCGTCGAAGTCCGCGCCGATCGCCAGCACCGTCGCGGCGGTCAGCGCCTGTGCGGCGCGGGCCGCGATCGCGGCTTCCTGCTCGGTCAGGTTGATGCCCCGGACGGACTCGCGAAGGCTGGAGAGGATTTCGTTGCCGACGCGCTTGAACGTCTCGGCGTCGATCTTGGAAGGGAGCGTTTCCACGGCTTTCGGCGGCACGGAGGACAACACCGTCTCCAGCGGCACGGCGACGACGCTGCCGGGCGGGAGGGTCGCGGGATCGGGATCTTCTTCCACGGCGTCGAGATCGGCCACGTCGGGGGGGAGATCTTCTTCGGACGCGGCCAGCGGGTTCGATGGGTCAGTCATGGTACTCCTTGGTTGGGGGGACGGGGGCAAAGAACGTCAGGGGCTACGGCTGGACGGCTGCGGCTTCCTTGGCCAGCCGCCCGCGCCACGTGGCGTAGAAGTCGTCCACGCCCTGGGCTTCGGCGGGGCGATCGCGCTTGTACGCCTCGGCGAACGGAACGGTGGTTTCCAGGCAGGCTTTTTCGGCTTCGATGGCCGAAGTGTTCCGCAGCCCGCCGGATTCGCACCCGGACCCGATCGCCAGGGGCACGCACAGAATGAGTCCCAGCAACAAGCCGGCACGGTAAGAACGCATGGGGTGTCTCCTTTCAATAAAGACGCCGCGAACGCTACCAGCAAGCGTTCACGGCGTCCAGAAACAATCCGTTGTTTAACCGGCTCTTAGCGCGCGATGCGCAGCTTGGCCGGCGTCTCGCCGACTTGCCCGTCGCGGCGCGCCGCCGTGTCCACGGTGCGGGCGTGCTGCAACTGCCAGCCTTCGGGGGTCGCCGTGGGCCGCACGATGACGCGGACCACGCGCTGCACCATGAACCCGGAGAGGCACAGCAGCCCCCAGCACAGGGCGAGGTTGGCGAACCCGATCCGTCCGCTTTCCTCGCTCAAGGGGGTGATCTGGAGCGGAGCCTTGTCGCCCATGGCCCAGTCGATCGACAGGATGGAGACGCCCATGAAGAACGCCATGCCCCACTGGTAGACGCACCGCATGGCCAGGGGCCGCGTCCGCGATCCCCGGAACTTGGTGTAACGGTAGAGGATCAGGCAGGAGAGGAACCCCGCCGTGGTGGTCGCCACGACCAGCAGCAGCAGGACGACTTGAAAGTGCGAGGAGATCATGTGTTTGTGCCTCCGCTGGCCGGCGGCTTGGGATCGTCGCCATTGTCCAGCTTTTGGATGTAGCGGTCGATCCAGTTGGTGACGAGGCGCGCCGCCGTGTCCAGCACGCTCGCTCCGGCCCATCCCACGATCCCGGACACGAACAGCATCAGGTATTGCCGCTGCGAGTCCAGACGGTCGAGCATGATGGCCGCTGCCAGAAACGCGGCAAACCCAGACGCCGCCGCTTGCGTCATTACGTCGCGTACCGGGTTGATTTGCGGGTCTTTTCGCAGCGCCGCCCGGATGCCCCCGCCGAACAGCCCGATCAGGCTGCACAGGAGCATGAGGCCGAAGCGCTCCGGTACTGCATCAGAAAGCATAGTCCCCCCGTGGATGGATGGACATTACAAAACGTCGATTCACTTCATCGCGGCGGCTTTTTCGCGGAGTCTGGCGGGCATTTCCCGTTCCCATCGGTCCCTTACCTTTCCCGCGTATTCGCGAATCTTTTGGGCCGCTTCGTTTTTATCTCCGAGAGATTTTGCAGAATTGTACCGATTCGTCATTAATCGCAAGGTCTTCATTTCCTGTGACTGGCGTTCGCCCATGGCGTCGGCCATGCGGTACAGCGCCTGCACGTCCACGGAATCGGCGGCGACGGTCGATCGCGTCACGCCGGTGACGGTGTTCAGCAGCCCGGCCATGGGCTTGTCCTCGCGCCCGATGTCCGACAGGCTCAGCGCCAAGGCGCCAGTGCCGCCGAAGGTGTTGTAGACCAGATTGTCGATGTAGCGGGCGTCAGTCCCGGTGACGGCCTGCAACGCTTGCCCGATCCGGCTGGCGCGGGACGTGCCCTGGCGCAGCGACACGTCCAGCCCTTCCTCGTAGGCCGGCACGATGGAGCGGTCGAAGAAGAACTGCCAGTTGGCCGCGTTCTCGACCGCCGCCTTGAACAACCCGGACATCACCGGTAGCTCGCCGACGGGGGAGACGCCCTGGACCAGCGATCCGGCCACGCCCTCGAAGGGCCGCTTGCGGCCCAGCCCGGCGTAGATCAGCCGCTCGGCCACCGAACCCAGCACGCCAAGCTCGTAGGGCTGCGGCAACGAGAGCCAGAAGCCGCCGACCTTGACGTTGAGGAAGAAGTCGCGCCTCCACGCGGGCATCTGCTGGTACTCGTCGTCGTCGCCCATCATGTAGCGCAGCAGCGCCGCGATCAGCCGGGGGACCATCACGTACATCGACCAGCGCGCCGCGAAGCGGGCGGGGTTGGCCCGGGCCGCGCCGACGGTGCGGCGCAAGCCTTGGATGGCCGGGTTCAGGAACAACACGAACGGAGCCGCCGACCGGACGGCCTTGCCCGCGACGGCGTAGTCGATCGCCCCGCCGCCGCGCGCTTCCCCGGCGGCTTTCAGCGCCGCGTCGAACTCCTCGTCCCCCTCGGCGATGAACTTCGCCTTGGCCGTGCGGTACTCGGCTTGGCGCGTCCGCGTGTCGCCCAGTTCGGCGGTGGTGTCCGTCCACCACTGCCACGCCCGCTGCGGCGACGACACCAGCGTGCCTTTTTGCTTGGCCAAGGCGCTGATTTCCCGCCGCATCCGCGCGTCCCACGTCTCGTCGTACAGGTACAGACCGCCTTGGAATCCGCCCATGCGCTCCAGTTCCAGTCGCTCTTGCGGGGTGTAGCGCTCCCATGCCTGCCGGACCGTGCTGCCGGTGTTGGAGACGATCGCCCGGTAGAACGGGTCGCGGATCATCTGCCGGAGGACGAACGCCGGGTTCTGGGTGATGCCGATCTGCGGAAGCGTCTTGACCGCATAGGACACGCCGCGAAGGATCGGCCCCAGTTCCGGCGTCTGTCCCATGCTTTTGACGGCTTGGTACACGTCGTCGCGGAATTGCCAGTATTGCTCCTGGCCGTTGTGGAAGACGCGGATCGCGTTCGGGTCGCCCTTCTTGCCCTGGCTGCCGATCGCGTCCAGGTCCATCGTCGGGCCTTGGTGCATGTCCCGGTCGTACCGCAGCAGTTCGACGAAGTTGTCCACGACGTAGTTGCGGTCCGCCTCGTGGATCATGTCCGCCGTCTGCTGCATCAGGTTGACCAGCGGGTTGTTGATCTCGCGCGTGCTGCCCTCGAACTTGTAGATCACCTGCTGGACGGCTCCCAGCCGCTTGCCCAGGCGCGCCGCCGTCGCGCCCGTGGCGTCGTCCATGACGCGGTGCAGGTCCGCGTAAATCTCGTTGTGTTCCAGAATCTTGACGTAGTTCTCCAAGCTGATGCGCCCCATGTCGTACCAGTATTTCAGCAAGCCCCGGCCCCACGCCTGGTAACGGCGGCTGAACTCCTGCGCGCGGGCCAGCTTGTCGGGATCGGACGCGATCTCCATGATGGCGTCGGACGCGACCTTCATGTCCAGTTCGGCCCCGGCTCCCGCCCCGCTCATGTTCTGCACCTTGTGGCCCACGTCGGCCATGATCTTGTCGGCCTTCTTCTGGTAGTTCGCGTCCGCCGGGTCCAGCGCCGCGATCTGCCGGCGGGCTTCTTCCAGCCACTGCCGGGCCTTGTAGACCACGCGGTCGCTGATGAGGTACACCAGCGCCTCGCGCATCCTGGCGTTCAGTTGCTTGACCGTCGGATC